GATCGGTCCCAGGAGATGGCCGCCACCCTGGCCCGCTGGGAGGCGATCTACGCCGGGGCGATGCGCACCTCGGACTGGGGCTCGGCCTGCAAGGCGCTGACCGGTATCTGCAGTATGCTGGGCCTGAAACCCTGACGAGTCGACCATGGCCGCCAACCTGCTTTGGGTCCCCGGGCCCTGGGGCCCCGACCTGGGGCGCTATGCCGAGGACACGGCGCCCGAGGCGCCCCCACCGGCCGAGGCCAGCTACAAGGGCAAAGGGAAGCCCAAGCCCAAGCCGAAGCCCAAGATCGAAACTGCTACGCTGACTCCGTCTGCAGATTTGCCTCCGAATGGCGACCCCGTCCCCGGTTCCGACAGCGTCGGCGCCGACACCTGATCCCGAGCCCCAAGCGCCCGTGGCGCCGACCGGCGAACCGGGCCAGGACCTGCAAGCTGTCCTCGCCAAGCTCGAGCTCGTCAAGCAGGACAAGGCCCGTCTGGGCCAGACCAACACCGAGCTCAATCAACGCCTGACCGACCTGGAGCGCCAGCTTCGGGAGCAAAACGAGGCGAAGCTCGAGGACCAGCAACAGTACAAGGCCCTCTGGGAGGCGGCCAAGCAGACCGTGGCGACACTCGAAGCCGAGGTGGCCACGCTCAAGACACAGATCGAAACGGAGAAGGAGGGGCAGGCCCGGGAAAAGCTCAAGTCGAGCGCCCTGGGCGTCTTCCATTCGGCCGGCGTCGTGGCACCTGAGCAGCTGTTTACCATTCTGGGGGGCGGCATCAAGGAGGTCAACGGCGGACTCGTCTTCCTCCAGGGGGGAGTCGAGCGGGACCTGGCGCAATACGTCGCCAGCCTCAGGGCACCCAACTCCGGTTTCGAGCACCACTTCGCCCCCAGCGGTGGGCGGGGCATGGGCACCCCTGTTACGACTCCCCCCGTCGGTGGCGGTGGGAGCACGAGCGACGACCCCAACAACCCCTGGTCCAAATCCGGCTGGAGCCGCACCGGGCAGCTGTACCTCCTGACGAAGAATCCGGAGCTCGCTGAACAGTACAAAGCGGCGGCCGGGATCAAGTAACCACCACCTGAGAGGCCACCATGGCACAAGCCGCCCACCTGGGCAATTTCGGGGGCTTTACCACCCCCACCCCCGTCGCGATCGGCTCGAGCGGGTCCCCCAACTGGGGTACCACGTTCGCGGGCGATCTGGGCGAGCTCGCCAACCGCCCCGAGTTCGGCCAGGCCATCCGTGAGGAGGTGTTCAACACCTTCGCCTGGATCCAGTCCGGCGCCATCCAACGAGACGAACGGCTCGACGCCCGTGCCCGGGGCGCATCGATCAGCCTGCCCCTGATCAACCCGTTCGTCCCTGCATCGGAAACCATCAAGAGCAACGGCACCTGGGGCGCCAGCGGCAAGGGCTACCTGACCCCCCAGAAGCTCAACGCTGGCGACTGGAAGCTGCCCATCGTCCACCGTGGCTTCGCCGCAGGTGCTGACGAGCTTTCCGAGGTGATCACCGGCATCGACCCGATGGCGGCCCTCGAGTCCTACATCGTCGCCGGGGCCCAGCGCCTCGAGACGCTCCGGGCTCTGTCCACCATGGAAGGCGCCCTCCGGGGCCCGCTGGCCGCGACTCACGTCCTGGACATCTCCCGCACCGGGGCTGGTACCAGCGACGCGGACAACTTCCTGAGCTCCTCTGTGATGCTCCGGGCGAAGTCCCGGCTGGGCGAACGGGGCAACATGCTGCAGATCGCCTGCATGCATAGCAACCTGGCGAACTACCTCGCCTCGATCGGCATGCTCACCTTCAGCTCCGACAGCCTCACGGCCGGCGGGGATATCAAGTGGGGCGGCGGCGGCGTCGGGGTCACCCAGGCCCAGGTCGCCGACATGGCCGGCTTCCGCGTCGTCGTGGATGACCTGCTCGCCCCGACGATCGACGCCACCAACGGGGACAAGTACCCCGTCTACCTGATGGCCAACGGCGCCATCCGGCAGGGCATCCAGCGCGATTTCCGGGTCCGCTACGGGGAGAACATCCTCAGCTTCCAGGAGGTGCTGGCCGCCGATTGGCACGGTGCCATGGGCGTCCTGGGCGTCTCCTACGACAGCGGCGCCCCGGACAACCCCGAGGATGCCGACCTGATCGACGAGGACAACTGGGAGCTCGTCTACACCGAGCCCCGGATGGTCCCGATCGTGAAGATCGTCTGCAACTCGCCGTTCGCTGTCAACCCCTGAGCCCCTGGGGTAGGATGGTCAGGCCACGGGACGCCGTGGCCCCCAACGGTCGGCCCCGTCTCCTACCCCGGAGGCGGGGCCTTCCTATTGTGGGGGCGATGCCTCGAGCCGACGAATGGAACTCCTGCCTGTAGACCTGGCCGATGCGGACGCCTATATGGCCCTGGGCGCCCGGAACCCGGCCTGGCTCGGCATCGGGGACGACACGGCCAGGGAGCGGGCCCTGACTGAGGCCTACCGTTGGCTCACGACGCTCAAGCTCCGGGACCGGCCGGAGGAGGCCTGCTACAAGCCGTTCTCCGAGGCCTGGGTAACGGCCAACGCCGAGGTGGCCCTGGCACTCCACCAGAACCCCCAGGCGGTCATCCCCGCCGGCACCCAGGGCGGCCCGACCGTCAAGCGGCAGGCCCTGGGTGGCCTGTCGCAGGAGTTCTTCGGCTCGGCCGAGTGGCGGACTAAGTTCGATTACCGGGACCACCCCCTGCTGCGGGCTTTCCCCTGGATCGACTCGATCCTGGGGTGCTGGCTCCCCAGTCGGTCTAAGGTCCTCAGTCGGGTCCGCAGCTGAGTAGCCTGGGGCATGGACGTTACCGCCACCTTCCTACCCGCCGCCATCCAGCTGATCGACGGGGCCTTCCCGACGCCGATCGTCTACCGGCGCTTGGCCGGGGCCACGTACGACGCGGCGGCCGGGGAAATGGACCTCGACACGACCGACTACGCGATCAACGCCGGGGTCCTGGGGTACCGCAAGAGTGAGCGCAGCGGCTCGAGCGAGAGCCGGGAGGTGCGGCTCTGGATCCACCACGGGCCCGGGGGCTTGCCGGCTGAGCCCACCACCGGGGACGTCGTCCTCTACGACGGGAGCACCTGGCGGGTGACGGAGGTGGACCCCGCCTACACGGGGGCGGGCCTGATCGCCAGCCAACTTACCTGCGAGTACCAAAGCTGATGGCGACCTTCAACGACCCCGCCGCCCTCAAAAAGCATCTGGCCGAGGCCCTGGGCGCCCAGCTGCGGCTCACCGTCGTCCAGGCCCAGGCCGACCTGGGGAGCTCCGCAGTGAGCCCCGTAGACACGGGCCGGTTCCGGTCCTCCTGGTTCGCCAGTAAGAGCCAGCCCTCGAGCGAGGTGGCCCCCGAGGGCAGCAACGCCCCGCAGAGCGATGCCGAGGCTCTGCGCCTGGTGGCCGGAGACGAGGTGCACCTGACCAACAGCCTGCCCTACGCTGAGGCCGTCGCCATCGAAGGCCGGGTCGTGGCCAAGCCCGCCACCTGGTTCCGGTCCTTCCGGGAGAGCCGGATCCCCCAGATCCAGCAGGCGGCCGGGGCCCAGATCAAAAAGCAGTACGACCTGTGAGCATCTTCGCCGAGATCCGCGCCGTCCTCGAGTCTGGGGTCGCCGACGCGGTGGGCCCGGTGCCGGTCGTCTTCGACAACACCTTCGAGACGCCCCCGCCCCTGCCCTATGTGCTCGTCTCGATCAGCTTTGATACGCCCAGCCTCGACGCCATGGGGGGCGACAGCGCCACCCATGTCACCGGGGTGATCCAGGCCAACGTCTACGCCCCGAAGCAGGCCGGCAGCAAGCCAGCAGAGGCCCTGGCCGGGTCGGTCATCGACGCCTGGCGGGCCCTGGCTGCGACACCGTCGGCGGGCCCCGGGTGGCGCGTCGTGCCCCGCTCCCTGGACGGTCCGCGCAGTCTGACCCCGGATAGGCGGGAGGCCCACGTCGTGGTCACCGGGGCGGCCTTCTCGGCGACGCTCTACGAGACGCCCTAAGCTGGTACGACGCTACCCAGGCCACACAGATGCCCGTCACCTGCTCGAAAACCCTCCTGTCGGGGATCGACGGGTCGGTCGCCTTCATCCCCGCCGCCACCCGGCACTGTCTCCTCGACTTCACCGATTTCCCGGCCGGCGACGAGATCACCGTCCCCGCCGACCACGACTACCTGGTGGGGGATCCGATCGTCTTTGAGCCCCAGGGCACCGCAAACCTCGATAGCGCCCTTACCGCCGGCACCACCTACTACGTGGTCGAGGAGACCCACGGTGCCACGCCCTATATCAAGATCTCTGCCACCGAGGGCGGGACCCCGATCACCCTCGACGGCGACGGCGGCACGGGCACGGCCGACACCGCCGGCAGTTCGGCCAACCATATCCTCGTCCAGTTCGCCAGCCATCTGGCCCTCTGCCAGGTCCAGAACTGGTCCTGCAACCTGAGCCGCGAGGAGGTAATGACCACGAGCCTGCAGTGCGGGCCGACCACGGGCAACGGGGCCAACGCGCCGTTCATGACCCGCCAGGGCGGCTACGTCGACGGCTCCGGCTCGATGGTGGTCCGGTTCACCAGGGACCAGGAGTCGCTGTCCCGGCGCCTCCTGCGCAATAGCCTGCGCAAGAACCAGGACGGCGCCTCCGTGCAG